CGATAATGATTGCCGCCTAATGTTGGATTAAGCGTATCTGCAATCATTAAATTAACTTGCTGATATGCTGTGCCAACGACGGGCGTAAAAGGTACGTTTTCCCACGCTGTTGCAAGTGTAGGCGTTAGCGCATTAAGTTTTGTTTCTAATGCGGTACGGATCTCAACTAGTGCCATTTAATAACCCCTCAAAACGTGCAACGTTTACTCGAACCATGCCATTGGGTGATTTTGTGCTGTGTCCATATTCTAATGGCTGAATGTATTGCACGTTATTGGTTAAATACACAACACTTCCAGCTCTGCGTGGAATAGTTCTTTGTATTTTCTCATCCGAACCGCTTGCATTTTCACCAACAAAAGGCGCACCGATTGTGCATTGCCAATTATTGCGAGCCCGTCCAGTATCAACTGGTGTATCTTTTCTAATTCCAATAAATACGCCAAGCGTTGCCATTCTTATTTGGTCATCAATGCGACCATTAACACGCGCCACAATTTGCGACATTGAACCTGTCATTTTCTCACCTGCATTTCATAAAGGGCAGGTAATTCACCCGACCATATATGACGAACCGCCACCACTTGATAAACTTCACTATCGACGGTTACTTTATCGGCTGGTTGTGGCGTTGGCGCGCCTAATGCCGCAATCATTACTTTTCTATCACCCGCTTGAACAACACCGCTAATAAAATCAATTCCGTTATAGTCTTTAATAACGGCAGTATGATTGGTTGATGTTGTTGTTCCGCCCGATAACTCACCTGTTGTTGGGTCATAAGTTCCCTCAACAATTGACGTTAATGTAATTGATTTGCCAAACTTATCCAGCAATTTATCTGCTGTAGAGCGAGCGCGAGCATCAATTGTCATGTTCTCACCAATGATCTCGACATATCATTACCCTGTTGTTTAAAAAACACGGATAACATGGCGTCAATTTGAGCATAGCGTGTTTGCTGTGGTGAATATTTATCATATTCCACCTCGATAACGTCTACTTTTTCACGGATAACACCCTGCGTTAAATCCTGCATTAAAATGGCTGTGTAAGATTTTAACGCTAATTCAGCACACGCATTTTTTACAGTAGTTGGTACTATGTCAAAATCTACATATTGCGGAAAAACATTTGCCGATAATGAATCAATCAATGGAACGTATAAGCGCGGCCAATCAAGCGATTGGGTTGAATATCTGCGATAACCCGCATATTGCAAACGATATTGCGCCACCATGTAGTCTGTGGCTTTGCGCAATAATTGTTCTTTTACTGACGTATCAATATCAGTCCATGCGTCATTGCCTTGTTTTGTATGATAAGCGTTTGCATCAGATACTGAAACATAACTTTCAGCATTTGCCAGTCCTGTTCCGTCTTCAACAATAATTGTCATGGAATCACCGGAAAAATAACATCAAAAGGAAACCCTGCCTGCAAGGTAATGTCACGCAATGTTTGTCTATATACCGCCCACGCTAAATTATCAACAGGTGCATCAGCTAATTGTGTCCAATCTGATTGTGTGAGCAAAGCGTTGCGTTTATAGCGTACTTCATTGGCTTTTTGTGTCTTCTCAGCGTCTAACTCACCTTGTGTTTTAGCTTCAACAATCACGTCAAACACTACACCACCTTCAATATATGGCTCAACTGAAGTGAGTTTTTCTGTTTGTGAATGCGCTTTGTCAGATTGTATTTGATACGCATTGCGCTCTTGCGCCCACATTAAATCAAGACCTTCAGGCGGAAACGATACATTAGGAAACACCTCTGTATGCTCACCATGAGATAGGATTTGATTATTTTCAATTATGGCTATTTTCATGATTTTATCCTATTGGCATAGCAGACGTTGGCGGGAATGGGGGTGGCGTATAGCTTCCTGTATATCGTGCAACACCTTTTGTAAATCGTAAATCATCCATGTAACCATTCCAAGGAGCAACTGGGGAAGTAGAATCACCACCAATAATTACATTTCCTGCGGAAAAATTTGTTGAGTTTGTTCCTGTGGCTGTCAATGCCCCATTAACATAAATTTGTAATGTAGTTCCACTTCTTTGTGCAGTTACAAAAGACCATGTATTTAAAGCTGGTATTGTGGATGAAAAAAGTAAATCAGAACCATTATAAGTTCTAACTACCAGTGACGATTGATTTAAAACATAAAACACTATACTTCCTGTATTTCCATTTGTAAAAATATAACTATAGTTTGGGTGATAAGATGTTGGGTACACCCATGCTTCAAGAGTAAAGTCGCCAGAACCTGGATACGTTGCGGTGTTTGATGGTGTTAACAAATATTTACCACCTAAAAAATTCATACTTCCTGTACCATATTTTACAGGAGATGAAGCAATAGTTGCAGTGCCACTTACAGTAAAATGATTATTTGAAGAATCTGTCAAACTATCACCCGTCAATAACAGCCCTACACTACTCCAATAAGGATCTCCGCCACCACCAGTAGTTGCAAATCTAGATAACATAGTCATCGCACAAACTTCCCATAAATGGTTGTGCCCGCATCACGAGTCCAAAGTAAACACCAGTCTGTACCGGAGGTTTGCAAAGTTACACCGTTAGAAGAAAATGTCGTTGTTGTTACACCAGTAGACGTAATCCAGTTAATAGTCGGCCATGTAATCGTACCTGCTGCACCTAGGTTAACTCCTTCAATTAAAAGCTCACCTAAGTTACCCGATGGAGGCCAGTTTGTAATTGTTAGTGTAGGACTGCTTGATGCTGTTGGTGCCCAACGTTGCTGTGAACCGTTAGTATAATTTAAAGATGCTGTTGTGCCGCTACTAAAATATTTCCACCCAGTATCTTGAAACATTTGACGAGTTAAGGCAGAATCATCACCAACTTTTCGCGCTAAATCTACTGTATTAACATCTTCTACAATAGTTAATGTTTTTGATGTTGTTCCACCAGAAGCTGTAAAACCAATAGTTTGTGGAGTAACGCCAGCACCGGGTGAACCAGTATCTCCTTTGTCTCCTTTTATTCCTTGAATTCCTTGTTCGCCTTGCGCTCCAGTAGCTCCTTGTGCGCCTGTTGCTCCTGTTGAACCAGTAGCTCCAGTTGCTCCTGTTGCACCATCTTGATTTACTAAATCCCAATATGTTGTATTGGTTGGTGTTGCAGTGGTTGTAGATTTTGCAATGTAACTAGCCCCGTTATATCTAACCAAATCCAATGCTTTATATGTTCCAGCCGTCCAATTTCCTTTTGGAACAACAACAATTCTGCCTAAATTAACCTGTGTCATAAAATAGTCACTATAAATTCGCCATCAACAATTGCTGGGGATAATTGAGCTAAATAATCAGCAATCAATTCTCCATCAACAATGGAAATATCTATTAAAATTGTTGTCCCACCAGTTCCATTACCTGTTTCACTTTCTTTTGCATAAGATTCATAGGTGTTTGTTGATGTTCCAATTGCAATTCTATCTTCATCAGTAATTAAATAAACTTCACCAGCATTTAATCCATTAGCTGTTGCTGCTGAATCTATTTCTGTTCGTGTGCCTCGTTTATTTAAAATTTTTGGCATTAGAACGTACCACAATCAACCGTATTGACTGCAATAGTAACAAATCCGTTACCTGAATCTTTTGTCCATGATAATGATGTGTTTAATCTTATTACACCATCAGTACCATCTGTTCCAAAAATATAACCGGCAGTACCGCCAGAAACGACAGCAACTTTTTCATCGCCTGAACCAGTTGGAATATTTAACGCGGTTTTAAATGCGTCAAAAGTAATCTTTTTTTCTTTTACGCCTGTTGCGCTTGCGTCATGAATCAATAATAAATCTGATGTTCCGTCAACACTTGCTAACGTAGTAAGATCATCAATGGGCGGAACAACTGGCATTGATGTTGTTGCCGCTGTTGCAATATGAAGCGTTCCTCTATCTGTTGAGAAGTGTTGCTCACCAGCAAGCATTGAACTTGTTGGTAAGTTAGCTTTTAATCCACGTTTTATCTGTATTCTTGGCATTAGTTAAATTCTCCGCAGTCAATATATTGCAGCTCTAAATTTTGTCGAGCCTGTGTTTTTTTTGTTGAATTATTTAATTCTGAAAACAAATTTGCAGTATTAAAATAATCTCCATCATTACTTTTTAATCCAGCCGGTAACGCTTGAACAATATTTCGTGTTACTGGATTAACTTCAATTATATTATTTTCTAATGTAATTGTTATGCTCATGTTGCAGGTCTCTTAATGCCAGCTAATACTTTAATTTTATCTTTGTATGATTCAATTGACGGCAATATAGTCCCAACGCCACCTGTAACGCCAGCTTTTTGCTGCAAAGCATAATAATATGAGCCAAGTGGAATATTTTGAGTAGTTGATGCTGGTATATAAATATAACATATTCCATTTGCTACATCGTCATTTTCATCATCGCCAGCTTCTTTAATGTATTTTAATTCAGCTTGTTCGTATGTTAAATCAAGCGATGACATAAACGTTAACCAGAATTTATAACCAGTGATATTTTGAACGCCACCACTAGCATTTTTTACAATTAACTCAACACTATAATCGTCACCCTGCCTAACATCTTCTAAAAATAACGCCATAACCTAATCCTTAACATAAATAAAGGCGGGGGAACGCGAACAGGAACGAACGCGAACCCCCTGAAAAAATTAACCTAGCAACGTAGCAACGTGGTTTGGTTTCCATACTTTTACGCCATATAAACAACGTACTTCAAGCATAGTTTTCATGTAACCTTTATAAACTGCAATTTCAAATACTAAACCGCTTGTTGGGTCTTGTACTGTCATCACGTCAGCAGCAGAATCGCCACCGTTTGGCATAGCAGGTGGGCGCATGCCTAACTCGACTGCTGATTTATGAAACGCAACGCTTGGTGTGTAAGAGTCGCCAACTGTTAAAGCGTTTGCTGTAGCAATGACTTTTTGTGCGCCTGGTGCATTTAATGAAATAGTACCAGCAGCCGCAACACCAGTGCCAACAACATATTTGTTTGCAGTATCTGCCGCAAATGTTACAACGTCACCCGCTAATACTGTGCCGCTACCTGTTACCAATGCAATGTCAGTAACACCAACAGCAGTTGAGCCAGAAGTAACGTAAGAAGTACCACTTCCTTTTGTGTGCGAAGTAATACCAGCAGATTCTTTAACCATGATGCCTTGCAAATCAAGCAGTGTGCCTTGACGCAATAATGCCTCATTGCCTGCTGTGTTAACTTGTTGCAATTGCGCCAAGTTACGCAATTTTACGCCTGCTGCTGTGTTCATAATCAATGAAATTTGATTATCAGTTGGGCAACCATTATCAACTAAGATTTGACGCACTTGCGCAATAGTGTCGAAGTTAGACGCGAATGGTGTAGTGCCTGCTGAACCAACAGCGCGTGATGCGCCTTTGTAAGCAGCTGAGAATAAATCTTGCTCGATTTTGTTGCACAATGCGCGGATTGCTTGGGCAATTTGATCGCCATAAATGGTTTCATAGCCTGCACCGTTGTTGACGTGTTTAATATCTTCACCCGTCCAAGGAATCTGAACTGAAGCATAAGAATCAAGCGTCATTGTTTTGTTGTCAACGGTTTGATCTGTACCTTCGGGAATTGTCATTGAAGGCGCAAATGAAGTGTTAACGCTTGGTGTGCGAGTAAATGCCGCACGGATTGTGTCGCCTTTTGCAGCGCGATCTGTTGCATCACCGTTAATGGTGGCTGAGGGAATAAAACCAACTAATTCACGACCTACTACATCTGCCGCTTTGTATATGTCACTAGCTAAATTGCTGAGAACGTTTGCCATCTTGATTGCCTTCTAAAATAAAAATAAATATTAGACGGCAATCGAAACAGGATAAAAATTAATCTGTAACTTTGCCGCCACTTTTTGCAAAACTTGCCCGCTCTGGGTGTGACATATTGTCAAACGTTGAACGGCTTACAACTTGTTGTCCAGTGCTACCACTTCCACCACTTGCCCCACCACCGTTATTCTGTGGTGCTGCAATATAATGTTTGCCGTCATCACTGGTCGCCCATTCTGTTACGAACGCGCTTAAATCTTTGTCGCCTATAACTGCTTTGCGTGTGTCGCCATCAATAGCGATTTTCGCTTGTGATGATAACATAGCTTTGACCGCAGGTAAAAATGGTGTAGCAACACCAGCCTTAACTAATGCGTCTGTCAATCCATTATCTAAAAGCAATT